TGGGCTGAAAAAGAAAGAAAGGAGAGGATTAGAAAGCACGATGCCTCTCAATCGCCAGCTACGGGCAAGGTATCCGTATCCCAAGAAGATAACGGACACAAAGCCTCAGAAAGACTCTCTAGAATCCAAAAAGACACAAGTGCAGCCAAGGAAAGCTCTGCTCGGGTAGCCAAAGCGCTAGGACACGTTAAAAAAGAACAATCCACGTGGACTCCTGAGGACTCTAAAAAATTAGGAAAATTTAATCCTGATGTTGATGAGAACCCTTTTGATAGAGCTAAAGAGCTTCGCAAGAGGCACGTCGCGAAACATGGGAATACTCCTGTAACCGCTCAAGGAAACAAAAGATTACAAAGAAGAAGAGGAGAAGGTTAAATGCCCCTCAAGTCTGGTTCTTCCCAAAAAGCCATTTCCTCCAACATTAGTAAATTGGGGGACGAGGGATATCCCCACAAGCAGGCTATCGCTATTGCGATGGATAAAGCCAAAAGGAAACCTAAGGGTGAGAGCAAGGTTAATGCGGTTCCCCAAGGTAAGGTGTCCCGTATGGGAAAACAAAGACTAGAAGAAGACCGAGTAATACAGGGAGCTCCCAAAGGTGCTTTCGGTCTCGATTTCAACAACGCCTGGAAACTAAAAAATAAGGACCGGTCGTGGTTTTCGGGAGACTTGGTAAAACGTAAGAAGTATAAGAAAGGTGGTACTTTAGAGGATATGAATCTCTATGACCTTGCAAAGCTATGTCCTGAGCCAGAAGGGGGTTACTTAGACCCTCGCGAGATGGATAAAAAAGTCTACTCCAAGGAACAGTTAAAGGATATGTATGCCGAGGAAGTATACGGACAAGGTTCGTTAGATGGAGATTCCCCAATGCCTTCTGTTGACGAAAAGCAGATTAAAAAACGTAAGAAACGTCTTCACGGAAAGTTACACCCGCACAAGAAGAAAGGCGGCGGCACGTGAAACGGTCATTCCTAGTCTAGTTAGACTAGCTCCATTCTGGTGGGTCGTAAATATCCGCCTCAGCCGAACCACCGGAGTCTGTGAGAATCTCAGGCTTATCACGGAGGACTCTAGCCGACGCTACTAAGTGATATACTCCGTATACCTCAAAACCGTCCTGCTGAACTTCATACACGTCGAAATATACATTCTGGAACCTAGGTTGAATGATATCCCCTGCAATGAGAGGGCGACCAAGCTTGGCTTCAATATATGACTTATTAAAAGTGAACAACTGGTCGTTGGTCATCTCAATACCAAACTCGGTCAAATTTTCCTCAAAGGCTCTAGGGTCATAATGACCTTCGACGAGAATAGGTTCCTGTTTGATTGCCTTCACGCGGTTTTCGCCAAAGACGTCATCAAAGTTCTCATCCACTTCATATTTGTATATGAAAAGTTCGGAACCTGATATGCGAATAAGTTCATCGTCAACCATATTGAATAAATCAATATCGGCATTGTCCAGGTCGAACATTCTCAAGCTTCCGCTCTTAGAAGGATTCGGTGGAACTAACCTTTTATGGTTGGCTTTGAACTCTTTTCCCATATACTTATATAGTTAATCCTTGGGTGGCATATAATGCTCATCCCATACTTCTGAACCCCATGGTCCCCACCATTTCTCAGGTTTCTCTCCGGGTGGAATCCAGTTGTCCAACTCCGATACGGGTTTTCTATTAACTCTTTTTATCGCCAACTCTCCTGTACGCAGTTTATATCCTGGTAGTTGTCGCCATTGGTTCGTGCTATCAGGGAGACCGAAAGTTCCTTTTCCGTACATTCCCTCTTTAAAACTCATTTGACGAAGAACGTCCTTTATTACTAAAGGAATATACTTTGGGTTATCACTAAACTCTTCCCAAGTTAATCCGTCCAAACAGGGAAGGGGCATAGGGTCATACCTTTTTCTCCATTCATCTGGCCAATATCCGGGTATGGTGCGGTCCTGGCGAGGGTCCAGGCACCCGGTCCCTCTGCAATTTGGGGAAACCCAAAAATTTTCCCGTCTCTCTCGATAGGGTTCACTATTTTCCAGTGCATGTGGCGTCCACCAAGGTCCCGCTACCACCCTGTCCTTGTTTTTGCAATACCCAGGATACCTAACCGGGGGACACCATCCACGCTTCCCATAACAGCCAGCAGCCATTCCACCGGTGCATTTAGAGTGTAAACCTCTCGGACCCAACTCCTCGCAGTACCACGCATTGGTACCATAATTGCCCCCTCCAACGTAACCAAATCCTCCTATCGTAGCATTAGGTTCGTCTTTCCTGTCCCAACCTGGATACTCCCATTTATCCCTCCCTGCGCGGTCACCAGTCGCTGCCATCACATCAAGAAAAGTATTCATATAAGCTTTGGGTGAGGTAATATATCCCCTCATTCCTGCGCTGCCACCTGGACTTCTATTATATGTATAATTCAGGCTCAGCGTGTCTATACCCGGCTGCATCAAATAAGCATCCCCCCACACATTAGGTCCGTATCCATTAAGGTTATCGGAGGAGTGCATCTTGTATAGGTTTTTTAGGTGTCCGGTCCCCCAACCTCTTGCACCAAACTCATTTTTTGCTTCATACAATTGATTTAAAAGACCCCGCTTCATGTTTCCGAGCGGGCTAAATGGGTCCCTTGGAGCATCCCTACCTTTTGCGTACCTCCCCATTCCCCCTACCCCCTTAATAACCCGTCCTCCGGGATAAAAATTCCAGCCTGATGGTCTCTCGTCCACAAACCAGTCTTTCTGTTCATCAGTACCCTCTTGCGGCTGTCCTAGCACGAATTCTAACACTTGCCAATGGTCGAGTGCGGCAGTACCCCGAGTACTATCTCCCACAGGACCATTTCCGAATGGACCATCAACCGACTCACAGTGAAATCCCCCCACAGTAAGCATATCTCCGGGTCCGTCAACTAATTTTGGCTCTCGCTTTACCGCCGCTGGCAATCCAGCAGCCGCTCTAGCACCATCCCGCGCAGTGTTGAAATAAGTCATCCACCCCGTTACTTGGTGAAGACGCCCTCCCTTCCGTCCCGTGGAAGCCCATGCAGGCCAATTCCAGTCGCTTCCCCCCTGTACAGTCGCTACATCAGCATACATAGGTATTTTTTGGGGATGAGACAGTAATTCGCCTCCGTTATAAGTTGGACGCCATACATTGTCGTAGTATCCCACGGTCATTCGACTTCTTCGCGTATGGTGTATTGATACTAACTCCAAAGTGTAGTGCCACGGTCCTTTATAATTTGGGTACTCGTATTCACTAAGGGTGAAATGCTCCATCTGCTTTGGTACAGGATTTATTCCCCATGCGGCGTACTGCTCTCTTAGATGTTCAGGAACCATGTCATTAATTCTCGTATGTCCTATAGAAATACTGAAACAAAGCGAAAACCCCTCTTCTTCCATCACCTCCCAAGGTAATGAATTTTGCCGAATCTCCTCTGGGGTTAGGGATTCAGTTAAATTGGTTCCGGTGTCTTTAAGTACCTTCTCGGTAAATATATCCCCAAACCAATACTGTTGTGCGGCTTTATGGTTATGATAATTACCGACATGGCGCTCATAGTCCGTTTGCGCCTGCTCCCACTCACTCTTCTCCTTCTCAATTAGAGTGGTGCCCTCTACGCCCTGGACACCTGGACTCATTATCTTTCCATCCTGCCGCAGTATCTCGGTGTCAGGCATCATAGGCTGACGTGGATGAAGGTCCTGGAATCCTCTACCCATCACATGCTTGTCCTTTGCACTCAATTGTGAAGGTTCGTCGTTGGTGAGAGGTCTTTTAGCCATTTAGAAAGCTGATAGGATGTCGGTTAGGAGACCTTCAAAAATAGCTTTGTACAGTCCGAGTGCCAAAAGTACTCGAATCGCTACGTTGGCTAGGTCTGTGGCGAGATTTGCAAAACCGCGAATGGTGTTATCGAACCAATTCACGAAAGTGCCGCATAAAGAAGAAACTAGGTTTAGGAATTGTGCCATACCATATTTAGTAGTCCTGCACTTCCATAAAAGTATTATCACCCATCTTTCGTCCTAGGGTTCGCATCCATCGTGTGCGTTCGTTATTCCATTCCTCTCGTTCTAGCCTATGACGTAATTCTAGTTCATCCATGCGCCTCATGAGCTGTCTCTCGCGGTAGAGGCTAAATCCTACCCACAAGCCGAGTACTCCGTACTCTAATAAAATGTCTGTTAAGTTTCCCATAGAAGTATTTACACTTCCATGGCTTCCGTCAGTTTATAATTTATATCGGTGAAGGATGACCATTTAGAGGGTACCATATCCTCCGCGTAAATGGCGTCCACGGGGCATTCGGATTCACACGCTGCACAATCGATACATTCGTCGGCATTGATGAACATGGGAAGATTTAACATGCTTTCTTCGGGTTCTGTCTCATAGATGCAATCTACAGGACACACCTCTACACATGCCGTATCTTTAGTTGCCACGCATGGCTCTGTTATAATAAAGGTCATATATTTATGTAGGGTTAAAATTCTTTTTGAAATGGTGTATCGTACCACTTGTTTCCGTACTTGATGGAACCACCATCAGCTACGAACAGAAGACCGTCTCCCCATGCTTTAAACCATGATGGTCCCATCAAAGCCCATGGGTCGGTTTCTAGGTTATAGGTACCTTCTAGTATTGTAACCTCGCATACTCCTTCTTGAACATACACGGACCAAAAATGAAAGCCTCCATTGCCCACATCAGGATACCGAGTAACATCCACCTTTCCGTAAGTGCTCATGTATCCCTCTCCATCGAACCAGATGTAGAACATAAGATGGGACCCGTCTAATAGAAAATCCGATGTTCCTCCGATTACCTCCATATAACCAGCATCAAATACCTCAATAAACTCCGGCTCAGGAACTGGAGGGTCCGAAGGGAAACATCCAGCGAGCGCAGCGAGCAACAAAATTTTTATTTTAAGGATATTTGCCATGGAGGGAAGTTAAGGTAGTCGTTTTCATCTACTTTTATATACTCTACGCTATCACCGTGAGTGACCAGAGCTTCGCCGTTATACAAAGTTATCAGCCCAGATGGTCCCCATAGGCGCATGATGGCTCCAGCGTTGGGAAACTGTCCTCCACTTATCTTCCCCGGGTGTATCGCATAATGCCAACCAGGAATCGACGGAAATATAAATCGGTCGGGAAAGGTAGAAATGTATGCGCTGTGAGCAAATATTAGGTAGTCCCGTGCCCACGGGTACACGAGGTCTCGGTAGATTATCATACCCCGGTATTCTTGAGTCCCAAGGTGCCTATTGGGTTCCCAAGCCCGAAATCCTATTGTGCTTCCAGTGGGTTTGTCAGCCTTTAATTTTATTTTCCCTTTCAAGTCGAGTATTAACCAATTGCAATCAGTTATGAACTCGATGTAAAGATTATCTTTTTTTGCTACTACGGGGTCTTGGGGGGAGGCTGCTGGCTGGAATAGGAGAAAAAGTGCCAAGCATATGTTTTTCATATAATTATATATCCGTTATAGGAGTCCCAGACTATAATGATTCCGTGGAATTTTTACTGACACGGGGGTGACAGGCGATTCGACGGGTAGAACTCTGTATGAGAGCCTGCTCGGACGTGGGTTCAATTCCCACCACCTCCACCACTTTATACACCTTCTCCGCTGGCTCCTATTTTTTCCGTCTAATTTTTTATTTTTTCAATTAGTTTTTTTGTTTGTAGGAGTCCCAAGCTTGTCTAGCGTATGCGGCAATCGCAATAGCAAGAACGGTGATAGTGACTGAATGTAACACATTATTATATATGCACTTATAGAGATGTACCTCCAGGAGGAAGTGGGGGGGTTTCACCCTTTGGGTCCCATACTCTAACGTCGCTTTTTCCGGTGGGGCATTATAACATAGACATCCCTCCCTGTCAACTCAAATAAATAAAAACTTTTTACTTGACAGCTTAGCTTGAGTATGTTATACTGTGCGCATGAAAAACATCCAAACAATACTTGACAACACAGCAGCGACACGCTATAATGGTGCTATGAAATATGCATTAGCCTTCTTACTTGGTGTTGTGTGTGCTGTATGGCTCTCACCACCACATCCTACTGTTGAGCTTGATAAGCTTGAGCGTGAGCGTATTATATACGAAGTGCTTGACAGGCTAGAGGATGCAGGGTATAATGCCCAGCTAGCTCAGGATACTATGCTTAAGCCACGCAGGGGGTGGTTCAATTGATGTCCTTCGCATGGTGTCTCCTTGCGTTCCCTGTAGGCTTGTGCGTAGGCGCGTGGGCATATGACCACGGATGGAGAGCCCAGTCCCCATTCTACAGAGTTACGGACAAGGTGAATGGCTTCACAGGATGGGTAGCACAGTCCCCCTTCTATCGAGAAAAAAATGAAGATTTAACTTGACAGGAGGGTATGGCTATGCTATACTATGTACATGAAAAATAAACCTAAGAAATATCAAATCTCTGAGTTCACAGAGATGTGCGTCTTGTATACACGCAAGAACAAACATATCATCTACAAAGGCTCGTACTTCTATTGCAAGGCTTTGCGTGAGATGCATGGCTTCTCTACCTTGGAGACTAACATAGTCACCAAAAATTTCTTTGATAAAGTCTTGACAGCCTAGGCTGGAGACGCTATAATATAGTCATGAAAAACATACCTGTTAACGACCTTTGCGTACCACTCGCAGAGGCTTGCGCTCAAGTTCTCTACTACATGGATAACTCTACTAAATGGAATAGAGAGCTTGTCATAGGCGAATTCTACGCAGTCGCTAAAAGAATAAATGACCAGTTCCCCAAAAGCCTTTTTGTAGGTTGGGTAGAACAAACCGAACGAAACATAGAGCGCGGTGTATTCAAAACCGACCTCGAAGCCTATAACCAAAATGCTTCTTAGTACATTAATCCTTGCTTTACCTCAGAACCTCACCCCGCAACAGACGCAACTCGTCCAGGCTCTCATCCAAGTGGAGAGTAGTGGTCAGGATGACGCTATCGGGGATAAAGGGTCGGCAATCGGGTGCTTACAGATATGGGAGATATACTGG